TCAATCTGATAAAGGATTTCATAAAAAAGGAGAAATAGTTTCTTTGGACTCAAAAGATGCAGGATCTTTAATTGCTAGAAACCTAGCTACAGAAGTTAAAGAGTCTAAAAAGGCAACTACACAGCCTGTAGAAGCTGAACAGGTTAAAGAAGAGCCTAAGGCAGAAGAAAAGAAAGCAGAAACAAAACAACCTGCTAAAACTCCTGCAAAGAAAACAGCAGCTAAAAAAGCAACAGCAAAGAAAGCTTAGCAAATGAATAAAAAGTTTAAAAATGCTTTTTCTAAAATAAGTAATGCTTTGTTTACCGAATGTGGTGAGCAAGGCTTGCTTGTTAAGAAAGACGGTTCAGAGTTTGAAATTTTTATTATTAAGCAGGAAAAAACTTTTTCTGTAAAAGGGCAAATGTTAAGAACAGCTCCTTCAATTAGAATTAAATCAGAAGTTAAACCTGAACTATATGATGAGTTAGTAATCGGTTATAATAGATACAGACTTAAAGCATCGGGTAAATTAATTAATAATGATATTTATGAAGTGAGTATTGAATAAAAAAGCCCTGCATTAGCAGGGCTTGGGTTTTATATCATTATTCAAGAGACAGATGGGTATATCTTTATCTCACGTGCAGAATCTCCACAATAAACAGATATTTCTTCTGGCGTAATAGCCATACATGTCTTTATGGGGAGAGCATCGTAGTCAAATCCAGATTGTTTGGCTGCTAGGATTAGCATATCATCAGGATCGTAGTCAACACGCAGTCTGCATTGATGTATTTGATCTAGGTCTTTTTCTATGAGACCTGCTAGTAATTTAATGAACGCATAGGATGTATTATTTTCCTGATTTATTTCATTAGCAATCATCATTTTTATAGTGCTTAGCATTTCTGCTTGGGGATTACCTGTCCCTATATCAATCTTGGGATTAGTTCCGTCATTGGCCCACCATTTTGCAGCCACCATTGCTACTTCTTGATTTGTATTGTTCATATTCAAATCCTTAAGGTCTAAACTCTCAGAGATAGAGAATTGTCAAAATAGGTATATCTGTAAACTATTATATATTCAAGTACTAGCTTTTATCTGACACCCCAACTGATATTATTTGATAAAGTATTATAAAAGGAATTGTAGAAAATAATGGAATTCAAAGCAGCTCTTAAGGGCGATTTACACAAAATACTAGAAAAGAAAAATAAAGCGTTATTGCGTTCTGCAAATAAGGCTGTTACTCTTGCTGCAAATGACTTAAAAAAAGAGATGGTAGGTCAAACTCAAAGGGCAAAGCTTGGTTATGGGTTAGCTAAAAGTTGGAGAGTTAACTTTTATAATCATAATAAAAAAGATAAGTTTAAAAAAGCTCTTGTATATACTAAATCGCCTCATATTATGGAAGGTTTTGAAAATGGTGGCATTAGAAAGCCAACTAAAGGTAAATGGCTTGCAATACCTACAGATAATGTACCCAAATCTAGACGAAAGCGTTACAGTCCCTCTAATTGGCCAAAATCATTTCCTGAGCTATATTTTGCTCAAGATACTAAAGGTAATTCATATCTAGTAGGGCAAACTATTCACAAAACGATGAAGTCAGGTAAAAAAACTATAAGAAAAATTAATTCTCGTAATGAATCTGAAGCTGCATCGAGCCGAAGGCGACAAGACGAAGTTCAAACTGTGATATACTTCTTTTTAAAGAAACAGACTCGACATACTAAAAAGCTTAAATTTGAGAAAGCTGGAAAAAACTCACAGAAAAAACTAAAGCTTTATTTAAAACAAGAAATAGCTAAGACGGAGAAATAAAATGACAAAAAAAGAACAAATTATGCAAGCTCTTTATAATGGCTTAGAATCAATTATGATTGCTAATAAATTTATATTATTTAGAAATAAAGAAGTTGAACTAGAGTTAGATTCAGAAGATAGGCTAGTTAATGTTATTGATGGTTCTTCTGATGTGATTGATACTATTCTAAGTCCTAAAATTGAAACAATTCAGTTAGAAATCCCATTAGAGCTATATATTCAAGAAGAAAAGAGTAAAGACATTAATATTGAGCTTGATAGTTTTGAAGAAAAAATAAGATCTACAATAAAAAATAATGCAGATCTTAATGATTTAATCAAAGATTTAAGCTTTACTCAATCAGAAACTTCACTACTAGAACCTGAAAATGGTGCTGCTTTTAAACTATCTAGCTTTAACTTAGTAGTTGTTTTTGATGATAATTAATACTATACTCTATAAGTAACTGTAATTAATTGAAAGTAGCAAAAGTGAGCGGATTTGAAGAAGTAAAGAAAGAAATGTTAAAAAAAGAAGATAAGCTAGGTCAAAAGATTGAACCTGGTATTATAGACTTAGTAACGGCTTTAAACTGTTTAGGTTTTGAAACTGTAAGCTCTTGTGAAGGTCACCCTGAAAGAGGTGGTACTTTTTACCCTGAAGTTATTATTATGACAAAAAAAGGTGAAAATGATAAGATTCAAGACTGCTGGCACAGAAATTTAATGATGCATAAAAACCTAATCAAATTGTTACAAGAGTTTTATAAAAATAGGGATATAGAATATCAACATATGTTAATAACTAGTATTATTTCAAATGCAGGTACAGAGCTTAGACCGCATTCAGGGTATTTAACAAAAATATTAACAGATAAAACAGAGAGAAATAACCTTCATAATATATATACCAACGAAATAAAAGATTTTACAGATTTTTTAAAAAAACAACTTTAAAGGTTGTTTTTTCTTCTTTTATTCTTATATTTTATATGCAAGGGGCGTCATTCTACTTATGATGCTATAGCGTTTAACTTTAACCTTTTGGAGGTTACATATGTCTGATGGCATGTGCGAAGAGTGTGAAGAAAAACCAGCTAATGGACCATATAGTGACAAGTATTGCACACAATGCTATGAACGTCTTGTCGCAGAAGGGAGAATAGATCCTGATGATGATGACAACGATTATGATACTGACTACAACAAAGCCGGCCAGAAGCCTTGGTAAGTAGATGTTGAAGGTAAAACTTTAATATGCTCATGGCATTTACGAAGACAAAGGAGTAGTGTATGCTACTCCTTTTTTTCTGTATAAAAGCAAATCCCCAACCTCTTTAATATCCTATACTTAGTTATAGGATATTTTTTTATATTAAAAAGAGGAATCAAATATGAGTAAACAAGTAGCAACTGGGGCTAATTCTCAGGTATTAATTGCTGAAGAGACAACATACGGTGTTACTCCAACAGCAGATAAGTTTTTCAAGCTACCATTTAAATCAATTAGTTTAAGTGGTCAGAGAGATTTAATTGAAAATGATGATTTAGGTATGGGCAGAGAAGCACAAGCACCTACATTAGGTCGAACAAGTGTATCAGGTGATATGAAAGTATCAGTTGATTTAAGAAACATCGGTATTTTATTAAAAGGTTTACTAGGATCTCCAGTAACAACAGAGGCAACAGGAGTATTTACTCATGTATTTTCATCAGGGAAAGACTTTCTTCCATCATTTACTATTGAAAAATCATTTAAAGAAGTAGCTGATTATGATTTATTTAATGGTTGTAAAATTAATCAAATGAGTTTTGATTGGACTCCCGATGGTAAAGCCGCTACTAGCGCATCTATCCTTGCTCAAGGAGAAGAAAACAGCAATGCATCTGTTCAAGCAAGCCCTACAGTATTAGATTATTATCAATTTATGAATGCTAATGGTTCAGTTGATATTGATGGCTCTAATGTTGAGATTCTATCTGCAAGTTTAGCTTTAACTAATAATATGACTCCCGTTGAAACAATCAGGTCTGATAATAAAATTTCAGGTGTTGATGTTGGAATGTTTAATGCTACGGGTTCTGTTGTTGTAAGATTTACCGATAAAGCGTTATTACAAAAAGCTCAAGCTGGCACACCTGTAGCTATTAACCTAGGCTTTATGAAGTCAGCTACTGAAAAGCTAGAAATTAAAGTTTTAGAGGCTTATATTTCAGCTCCAGGTAAGTCAATCGACGGCCCGGGTGGAATTGAACTAAGCTTTGATTTTCAAGCTGCACAAAATAAAGCAGCAGGTAAAGCTGTAGAAGTTGAATTAATTAATGATAAGGATGTTTACTAATGTTAGATTTATCAAGAAAAGATGAGTTAGTAGTTGTTAAGCTTGGCGATGCTGAAATAACTTGTAAACCACATAGATCTCAAGATCATACGATTGCAAAGCTTAAAGCATCTAAATCAGTTATTGCTCTAAAAAAACAAAGAGCTGAAGAGTTAGAGCAAGGCGTTGAAACAAAACTTCCTAATATGGATGATGAAGATGTTGTAACAGGAGTGTTTACTTGTGTATTTAATACTGAGTTTGCAAAACTAGTTATTCTTGAATGGAAAGGTGTTGGAATTGCAGGAGAAGAAATCCCTGTTAATGATGAAAACATTGAGTTACTTATGGCTGATGGAGCATTACAAGAACAATTCTTTATTCAATATATGGAACTACAAAGGCAAGTAGAAGAAGAAAAAAAGTCATTATAGATCTAGTTAGATGGCGATATGGCAATGGAGCTAGCTACTTAAGTGGTGGTTTAGATTTAGAACCGCAAACAGTAGAAGGCAATCAAGTTTGGCAACTAATTACTCAGTTAGATTCCCAAATGGGTGATAAATTCCCACTATTAGAAGCTCTAGAGCTAGCTAAACTAGATGATCTTGATATGTTCTTTGCTAAAGAGTACTTAAAAGCTGCAAGCCATGGCTATGCACTAGCACAAATGGATATAAATAAAAAACAGTCTTAGGACTGGTTTTTTATATTGACTAAATATCAACTTATGGTGTAGTCTTGTAAAAAAAGGAGACTGGTATGTCTATAAAAAAATTATACTCATCAAAAATACTGGTATTGATAGTTTTAATAATTTCAATTTTATTAATAATAAATAAATATATTTTAGAAAAGTACCCTAGATTATACCAAGATACTTTCAATTTAATGGAGCTGAATAGATCAGCAGAAAGCTTTGAAATGGCATCTTTTTATTTAAAAGATGGGTATTATCAAGATATTAATAAGAGTATTGATCTCTTATATAAGCTAGAAAAAGAGAATAAAGGAAGAGCTTATTCAGGTTTATGTCAAATATACTATAAACACTATAATGATGTTAAAAAAAATTATAATGGCATGGATTACTGTTATAGGGCAATGAGCGAAAACTATCTAAAATCTTTTATTATTACTAGCTATATATATAAAGATGGTATTGGTGTATTACAAGATGCAGATAAAGCTTTTGAATTAATGGAAAAAGCAGCTAAAAATGGGAATGCTGATGCTCAGTATGATTTGGCAGAAATGTATCAGGAAAGCTATAGTTCATATTCAAATAGGTTACCTAAGAAGTACAGAAATGCAGAAATTATAAATGATAATTTGTTTAGGTATGGTCAACCTAAAGATATAATGTCATATGTTTGGTTTAATATATCTGCAGCTGATGGATATATCTATTCTAAAGTCCAAAGAGATACGATGTCTAGGTACATGCCAAAACCTAACTTAAAATTAGCACAAAAAATATCTAAAGATTTTTATAGGTTATACGCAAAATCTCCAAACTAATTATTAATATAAAATACTCCTAGAACAATGTTTTAGGAGTATTTTTTATGTCAACAAATAAGTTAAGCGTATATTTAAATGTTAATGGTGAAAAAGAGGCGGAAGCTAAGTTAAAAAGGCTTGGTAAGCATGGTACTGTAGCCTTAAACGGTATTACGGCATCTGCAAAGCCTGTTAATTCATCATTAATGGCACTGAATAGTACTGTTGGTACAGTTGGTAAATCTATGCAAGCCTTTGCAGGTATTGCAGGAGCATATTTAGGTTTTCAAGGTATTCAAGGAACAATTAGTGGAATTATTCAAACAAACACAGAGTTTCAAACATTATCAGCATCATTAGTTGTAGTTGAAAAAGATGCAGATAGAGCGGCTTTAGTATTATCTAAATTAGATAAGTTTGCTGCACAAACACCATATGCCTTACAAAGTTTAACAGATGCCTGGATAAAGTTAAGAGCATTAGGTCTTCAACCTTCAGAAGAGGCATTATTAAGTTATGGTAATACTTCAAGTGCTATGGGTAAAGACATCATGCAATTTATTGAAGCTATTGCTGATGCTTCAACCATGGAATTTGAGAGACTAAAAGAATTCGGTATTAAAGCAAGCCAACAAGGAGAAGAAGTTTCTCTTACTTTCCAAGGAGTGACAACAACAGTTCAAAAAAATGCAGAAGACATTAAAAAATATTTAACTGATATCGGTAATGTTCAGTTTGCAGGAGCTATGGAAAAACAAATGGATGCCATTGGTGGTTCTATTAGTAATAAGGCTGATCAAATGGCTAGCTATCAAAGAGATGTTGGTAATGCTGGCTTTAATGATGCTTATATTGATTTAAATAAATCTATTGCCAAGTCTTTTGAAGAAAATGCAGCAAGCGCAGAAGTTTTAGGTAAAAGCCTAGCTGTTGCTACAAACGGTATTACAGGTGTTATTAATAACTTAGACATTTTAAAAGATGCGGCTTTAGCTTTTGGTGCTTTTAAAGCTATGCAATTAGGTGCTGTGGCAACAACAACTGCATTTACAGCAACAACATTAGCTACTAGAAATATGGCGTTAACATTAGCAGCAAGTTCAGCTATAGCAGGTAAGGCGGCAACTGCTCAAATAGCAGCGATGTCCGCAATGAGTGTGGCAGCAAGAGGCTTAACTGCTGCAATGGGCTTAGTTGGTGGGCCACTAGGTGTTATTGCTATCGCAGGGTTTAGTATTTATCAATTTACAAAAGAAACAGATAAATCAGCAGAAGTTGCCGGTAAATATTCTAAAGAGCTTGAAGAAGTTAGAAAAAGTACTCAGGGTTTAACCGATGCAACAGATGAATTAACCAAAACAACAGGTAAGGCTAGGAAAATTGCTTTATTAGAGCAGCTAGAGCAAATAAAAGGAGATATGGCAGAAGTTCAAGACGAGCTTATGAATGGTTCTTATTGGTCTAATAATTGGATTACAAACCAGTGGGAAAAGCTTGATAAGGATGAAAACTTTAACCGCTATATTGAACAGTACAAAGACGGAGTTATAGACCTAGAAGGTTTACATACAAGAATTATTAAACTTGGTGAGTTACAGCCAGAGTATAGAGATGAGGCGTTAAAATTCGATAAACGCTATCAATCACTAAAAGCTTTAGAATTAGCAACAGAAAGAACTCAAAAAAAACTTCATGAACTAGAAAACCCTAAGTCAGTTAATACAACAGTAACAAGTAAAGTTGAATCTAAAGTAGATTTTTCAGGAATTAAAGATCTTAAGTTTGATGACAAAACAGAGTCATTAGATTCATTAATGGAAAAAGCTAAGTATGCGGCAAGTACAGTCGGCTCTCTTGAGAGAAAAATGAATACGCAGCTAGATCCTAACTCTTGGGTTTATGGTGCTGCAAAAGGTATTGACGATGTAAGCAAGGATAGTATGAACTTTGCTAAATTAGCAGAAGATACGGTTAAGTCATCATTTAAATCTATGGAAGATGGAATAGTTAACTTTGTTACTACAGGTAAGTTTCAATTTGATGATTTTGTTAATACTGTTTTAGATGGAATTTTAAGAATTCAAATTCAGCAAGCTATTATCCAGCCTCTATCAAAGGGGATTAGTGCCTACTTTGGTGGCGAAGACTCATCGGGTGGCGATACTACAAATGCAAGCGTTAATCATACAGGTGGTATTGCAGGTTCGGGTGGTGTAAGTAGATCGGTACCAACAGAGCTTTTTGCTAATGCTCCAAGATATCACTCGGGTGGTTATATTCGTCAAGATGAAGTTCCAATTATTGCTCAAAAGGGAGAGGTTATTTTATCACGCCAAACGGTTCAGTCAATGTCTAGGCCTAAGCCTGTAAGTCAGGCTCCGGTCATTAATATTAATGTTCAAAATAACGGAAATAGTAAAGTTTCAGCTGAAGCAAGTCAAAACGCCAACGGCTTTAATATTGATATACTAGTAGAAGAGCTAGAAGGTAAATTTGCCAATAACGTAGCTAGAAATAGAGGTTCTTTGAACAATGTTTTAAATCAAAAATATCAAGCAAATAGGGCAGCACGATGAAGATAGTATATCCAAGTACATTACCGTTACCATTAAAAGATGGGTATGGACTAAAACGCAAAAGTGGCGTTAAGGGCACTGAAATGGAAAGCGGTATTCGCAGATTTAGGCAAACCACAAGGAATGCCCCAACAGATGTTAGTGTTACCTGGTCTTTCACCGAAAGTGAGTTTGCTATATTTGAAGGTTGGTATCAGTATGATGCAAAAGAAGGAGCTGCCGAGTTTGATATTCCTTTATTAGGAAGCCAAGGTTTAACAACTCATAGAGCTCGATTTAAAGGAGAAGCTTATGATGTGATAAAGATCAGAGAACAAATAAATGGATAGTTTCAACAACTTTAGAGGTTTTAGAAATGGCCAGATTAGATGAAGGTGGGTATAGGCTTTTAATGAATTATACTCTTGAAGATATAAAAACATCTGTAAACACAGCAAAAATCACAATAGACAACTTTTTCAATAATATATAACTGGGAGAATATAAAATGGCAACCGTTAAAGAGCAATTAGATGCGTCGATAAATACTTTTAATGAAACCGCTGCAAAGGTAAATAAATTTATTAATGGTACAGATAGTGAAACTATATCATCTGATACGGGTGAAAAACCGACCATTGCTAAAATAGCAAAAGATGCAGAAGATAGAGTTTCTGCATCAATTACAGATCTAACAATAAATGCCGATCAAGTTTCAACAGATAAGGCTGCTATTGAGCAATTAAAATCAGATACTCAACAGATAGTAACTGATTTTGATAATGGCCATTTTGCCACTCTAAATGATGCTATCACGGCGAACTCAGATATTATTACTCAACAGACTGCTAATATTGCTTTGAAAGCAGGAATAAAGGCTGAACCAATAGCTGAACTTTATGCAAATTCAAAT